CCGAAAGAAAAGCTCGGCGATCGATAAGAGGCCTCGAGCTCGAGATTCCGCCGGCGCCGAAAGGGGCGCCGGTTTTTTTTTGTCCTGGCTCGAGCTCCTGGCGGCCGGCGCCGGCGCCTGGTGAGCTCCTGACGAGCTCCGGATCGCCGGCCGGCCTCGAGGTCCTGGCTCGAGGTTCCGATCGCCTGACGGGCCGGATATGCGGAAAGCCGGATAGTCGGAAAGCCGGATAGTCGGCCGACTGGTGAAAAATCCGCAATCAAGAAAATGCGCATTTGCAAAGGCTAACGTCGAAATTGACGGTTATAGGAAATTGCTATCTCGAGCTCGGGAATTGCGGAAGAATCCGCAATAGACATAACCTGTCAGAATTAACAGGTTATGCCTAATTTTGATCTCGGATAATTTGCTATTGTAAAGCGGTCAAGAATCATGTTACAGAATTCCAACATTTATGAAGTCAGAATACAAACGCGATGGGGAGCTCAAGAATCCGGCGGCCGTCGAGCTCGGCCGGCGCGGAGGCCTCAAAGGTGGTAAAGCTCGAGCGGCAAAACTCACTCCGGAACGTCGGAAAGAGATCGCGCGCAAGGCAGGTAAGCGGCGATGGAAGCACACGACGCTTTAACAACTCAGGGGGCGCTATTTCCTGACGCTCGAATCGAGCGAAAGGAAAAAACGCCGTCGCTCACTGAGAAACAGATCGCTCTCGCTTTGATGCGATCGCGCGGGATCGTCGCGCAAGCGGCCAGGTTGCTTGATTGCAGTCACACCACAATCGACAAGCGACTCAAAAAGAATCAAAGGCTTCGCGAAGTACGAGAAAGCGCGCGCGAAGTGTTGCTCGACAATAGTGAGGCTCTGATCGCCGACGCTATCGAGGCGCCGTGTTTGTATTGTGGCGAGTCGATCGTCACAGTCGCACAAGAATACGAGCAATGCAAGGCGCGCGCGGCTATACCGGCCGGCGAAGATGGGCCAGGGAACGGGCGGCATGTAACCGCGTCGCGTTGCGATCCGACGGAACGCCGGAATCTTGCGAAGTGGATTCTCGGAACGCTCGGCCGAAAGAGGGGATTCGGCGAGAAGTTAGATATCGTCAAGATTCCTGAAAGCTTGTTAGAGAATTTATCGCTCGAGCAAATCGAAAGTACACTACAACGATTAAGAGAGGGCGAGCAGCTCTCCGATATATTACTGAATCGCGCCTAAACAGTGGTTTTTCGTTAATAGGGTGGCAGACTAAAATTTCCCTTTGTCTTACTCAGGGGATTAAGTAGGGGATTCCCTATATGTATGTCGTTCGAGCGAACGAGGTCGGGGCGATTCTGCGTTTACGGCGCCGGCTTATTCAGCTTGGACAACTCTCGACATTTCATTCCTATTTTGCCGACTGCCGGAAATTCGCCGGCGATCTCATCAAATGGACACAAAAAGATAAAGGGCTCGCCGAGTACCAGGGCGAGATTTGCGATCGTTTAATCGAGCGTCGACGAGTCGCGGTTCGAGGGCCTCATGGGCTCGGAAAAACGGCGCTCGCGGCGATTCTGATTTTATGGTTTGCAATAACACGCGAGATCGCCGGCGTCGAATGGAAGGTCGTCACGACGGCCGGCTCGCATAGACAACTCAAACGATATCTATGGCCTGAAATACATCATTGGGCGCGCCGGCTGGATTGGGCAAAGATTCCTCTGACGCCGTTCACGCGCTATCAATTACTCGCGACTGAGTTGAAACTCGGATGGGGCCAGGCTTTCGCCGTCGCGAGCTCAAATCATGAGCTCATCGAGGGCGCTCACGCGCCGCAAATCTTGTTTATATTCGACGAGTCGAAAGCGATCGCCGAGCAAACGTTCGACGCCTGTGAGGGCGCTTTCTCGATCGGCGAAGCTTACGCGGTCGCGCTCTCGACTCCTGGCGAAGCGATCGGGCGCTTTTATGATATTCACTCGCGAAAGCCAGGCTATTTGGATTGGGAACCGATACACGTCACGAAAGAGCGCGTTATCGCGGCCGGCCAAATGGCAAAAGCATGGGCGGAAGCTCGACGAACGCAATGGGGCGTTAACTCGAGGCTTTATCTCAATCGCGTCGAGGGTCAATTCTCGATCGACGACAAAGAGGGAATCATTCCGCTCGCGTGGATTCGCGCGGCTCAAGAAAGATGGAAAGCATGGAAGGCGGCCGGCGGCGCGATCTCGAGATTGACGGCGATCGGCGGCGACATCGCGGCCGGCGGGGTCGACGCGACTATTCTCGCTCATCGGGAAAATAACATCATAGGCGAGATCACATGCGAGTCGTCGGACACTATGCAAGCGACAGGCGCGATCGCCAGGCGATTGAAAGCGAATCCTGGCGCTAGCGCGGTCGTCGATATCGTCGCGGTCGGAACCGGCGTCGTTCACAGATTACGCGAGCTCGAAATGGCCGTGATTCCGTTCAATGGCGGGAAGTCGACGAGCATGCGCGACATGACATCGGGCGAGCTCGAGTTCGCCGACAAGAGATCGGCCGCGTATTGGCATTTTCGCGAGTTACTCGATCCATCGAACGGCCGCGAGATCATGCTTCCCGAATACGAAACCGAAACGAGCTCGCTCACTCGCGATCTGACGACTCCGCGATGGCGCGAAGAAAGTAACGGAAAGATCAGAGTTGAGAGCAAACGGAAAATGAGATCTCGAATCGGCGGCTCGACTGACGCCGGCGACGCGGTAGTCATGGCTTTTTGGCCGGAAGCCGACGGAATTTTCAAGCGTCATTGGTGGCGCTATTGGTGCCGGCCTGGCGAGGGCCTCGGCGCCGTCGAGGTTATTGGTTTAAACGGCGAGCTCGAGTTCGTCGAATGCGTCGAGCTTCCCGAAAGATTCGATTTGATCCTTCAAACGTGGCATTCGGCATTCAAAGACGACGAACCGCCAAACAAAGCGGCGTTTGTCGTCGGCCAGGTCCACGGTTACAAGGGCGCCGACTGTTATGTCATCGATCAGGATCGCCGGCGATACGACTTTCCGGGCTTGACTGCGGCAATCTCGAGGATGAGCGAGAAATGGCCTGGCAGCCGGAATGCGAAGCTCGTCGACAAGATCCAAAACGGCGCCGCGATCATTCGAGGAATCCGAAAACAGGCGTCGCCGATCACGGCGATCGAACCGGAAGGGAATCTCGTTTCTCGAGCGAACGCGGCCGGCGCCGGCGTTTATCACGGCCGCGTATTTTTGCCTCATCCTAAGACAGCGGCATGGGTCGAGGGCCTGATCTCGGAAGCGGCGGAATTTCCGAATGGCTCGAACGCCGAGCAAGTCTCGGCGCTTACGCTCGCGTTGTCGTCGATTCGGGCCGTTCAAACGGCCGAGACTGAATTCATTATCGGCGGTCGAGGGCCTGGAATCTCGACGGGAGCTCGAGCATGAACGGTCTAACACAACTGATCGGAGATCCTAATTCGCCGGCTTATCAGTCGCCGGCATATCGGGCTCAATTGCCGGCTCTCAATTTGGTCGACGATTGTTTTACAGGTCAAGAGGCGATACAGGCGGGCGGGAAAAAGTATCTCCCGAAGTTCGAGAAAGAAAGTCGCCAGGCTTACGCGGCGCGCCTGGCAAACTCGACATTCTGGAATGCATATCGGCGAACGATTTCGGGCCTCGTCGGAATGGTTTTCCGCCGGAATCCGGTTCTCTCGGCAAACGTTCCCCAACTATTAAGACAGCAAGCCGAGAATATCGATCTGATGGGCACACACTTTGATGTGTTTGCCAAAGAGGTTTTTCAGGCATCGATCAATGATGGACACGCGGCGATTCTGATCGACATGCCGGAACCGATAACGAAAAGCGTTCCAAACGCGACGCTCGTCGACGAGCGAAACAGTCGTCGGCCGTATTGGGCGTTTTACAAGAAAGCGCAAATCATCAACTGGCGAACGGAAGTAATCGGCGGCGCGACAATGCTCTCACAAGTCACACTCGCCGAGTATGTAATGCTTCCCGTCGGAAAATACGGCCAGGAAATGAGGCGCCGATATCGGATTCTTTATCCTGGCGGGTGGGAGCTCTACGAACAACAACCGACGGCGATCGTTCAAATCGACGGCGGGACATTCTCAGTTCAAAACATTCCGCTCGTCATTATCTCGACTGCTTCGAAAGCGCCGCTCGTTTCACTTCCGCCGTTATACGATCTCGCGTTCGAGAATTTGAGGTTTTATCGCTTGCAAAGCGCGCTCGATCATATTCTGACGATCGCGAATGTTCCGATCCTGGCCGAGATCATGGGCGATAACGACATGATCGACGGCCAGGTCGAGGGCGGGAAGCTCATGGAACCGGCCGGAACGCGGCCGGAACGGGTAATCTCGCCGAATTCGGTTTATAGGATCGGGCATGGCGGCGACTTGAAATTCGTCGAGCATAACGGCGCCGCGATCGGCAAGGCTCAGGACGAGATCAAGAGCTCGAAAGAGAACATGGCCGTTCTCGGCCTGACGGTCCTGCAGGCAAAGCAAGGGGGAACCGGAACGACGGCGACGGAAGAAATTCTCGAATGGGAAGCCGAAACGAGCGAGCTCGCCGGCATGGCGCGCGCTCTGGAAGATGGCCTCGAGGCGGGGCTCGAGTTTTCGGCCGAGTACCAGGGCCTCGACAGCGGCGGCGACGTTCAAGTCAATCGAGATTTCACTCGAGCGAAAGTCGACGGTCACATGGTGACGGCGCTCGCGGCGTTAGTTGGCGGGAATCCGCCGGCGCTCTCGCTCGAGACTATGTGGACAATTCTCGAGCGCGGTAATTTGCTGATGTCCGACTTCATGGCGTCAGAGGAATTAGTTCGAATCGTCGCCGAAAGAAAGTTACTCTCGACGATCCGAACGACTACGGCGCCAGGAGTCGCCGGCATGCTCGGCGCCGGCGACGCGCCAGGCGGAACGGGCGCGGGCTCGGCCGATATCGGCGGCTCGGCCGGCTCGAATGGAACCGGCGCCGGCGCGGCTGGATCTGATTAAAGGGGGAGCGAATGAAAGTTGTCGATTTGCTTCAAAGTTCGAACGCGACGGCGACGATCGTCGAGGACGACGGCGCGATATTCGTCGAGATCGAGGTCGAGGATGGCTATATCGTTTTCGATACTTGCAAAGACGATATTCAGTCTTTGAAGGTCCGCAAGTTTTTATGTGAGCTCGCGGAAGCGCGGGCGCTCGCGTTGCGGGAATTATTTCGCGGCAATATGCGGGCGAAGATGAAGGAAATGGAATCGTTGTCAGAAGTCGGGGCAGGAGTCACGACGGGCGGCGACGGCAATTGATAACCAGGCGCGACAGGAGTCGCGCGCATCAATAGACAGGAGTCTAGTCGATGAAACTGAAAGGCAAAATTGCAAAGCTCGGCGATGTACCAGAAGGTTATCGCAATCTATACCAACAGGACGGCGACGGTTTTCGACTCAAGGATGAGATCGACATTCCCGAACCGGAAGATACGACGGGGCTCAAAAGCAATCGCGATGCAATCCTGGCCGAGAAAACGACTCTCGAGCAAAAGTTCGCGGGCATCGATCCGGAAAAGGCAAGGAAAGCATTAAAGACGCTCGAGGATCAGGAACGACAGCGGCTCGAGTCGACGGGACAATTCGAGGCTTTGAAAAAGAGCATGGAAGAATCGCATCAAACCGCGATCTCTGGCTTGAATGCAAAGCTCTCGAGAGTCTCGTCGCAATTACAGGCGCAAATGGTCGACGGCGCGGTAACACAAGCTTTCGTCGCGGCCGGCGGAAAGCGTTTGAAGCTGATTCTACCGGAAGGCGGCGGCGGTCCTGTGCGATCGCGAGTGAAGGTCGTCGAGCAACCGGCCGACTCAGGTCAATACGTTATTCAGGTATTCGACGCGGCCGGCAATGCTTCGCCTGATTCACACAAGGCGCTTTCGACTCTGATCGGCGAGTTAAAGAGCTCCGAAGATTACGGCTCGGCCTGGGACGCGACAGGCGCCGGCGGTTCGGGAGCTCCTGGCGGCAAATCCGGCCAGGGCGCGGGGGCCGGAAAGTCGACGCTCAAACGCGGCGACTTCGACGCTCTCGATCCGGCCGCGAAGATGGAACACGTTAAATCGGGGGGCACTATAACGGATTAGATTTTTCCGAGCGCGCGCGCGGTGAATTCGTCGCCGGCAAAGTCTTTTCCGAGCTCCCCGAAAAACTTTTCGAGGGAGGTCAAAACCAGTGGCGAATAATCTGAATAATCTCATTCCGATCATTTACATGGCGCTCGATATCGTCGCGCGCGAAATGGTCGGATTCACAATGGCGGCTTTCCGCAATTCAAACGCGGATCGCGTCGCGCTCGGCCAAACAGTTAATTACCCGATCGTGCCGGCGATCGTGACAGGCGATATCGTGCCGGCGCCGATTCCGCCGGATGATGGCGACATGGCCGTCGGGAACGGAACGCTCACGATCTCAAAGTCGAAATATGCGCCGATCAAATGGACAGGCGAAGAACAAAAGGCGGTTTCTCAAACCGGGATAATGCAAAATGTCATTATCCAGCAATTCGCGCAAGGAATCAGGGCTCTCGTCAATCTGATCGAGATCGATCTCGCGGCGCTTTACACTAGCGCGTCGCGCGCGGTCGGAACGGCCGGCAATGCTCCATTTGGAACGGCCGGCGACTTCAGCGACTTCGCGAATTCGTTACAGGTACTCGACGACAATGGGGCGCCGTTAACCGATCGTCAACTCGTTTTAGGTTCGGCCGCGATCGCAAATGTCAGGGGCAAACAATCCGTTTTGTTCAAGATCAACGAAGCGGGTACGGCCGATCTGTTGAGGCAAGGAATCATCGGTCGCGTCGAGGGTTTCGATATTCATACGTCGGCTCAAGTTCCGGTGGGAGTCGCGAAAGGAACCGGCGCCGGCTATGTCGTCAATTTCGCGGCGGGTTATCCAGTCGGGGCGACGGCGATCACGGTCGGGACAGGATCAGGCACAATTCTAGCCGGCGACACGGTTACATTTGCCGGCGATACGAATAGATACGTTACTACGGGGCTTTCGGGAACGACGCTAACGCTTGCGTTGCCAGGTTTGAAAAAGCCGCTCGCGAATACTGTCGCGGTCACGGTCGGCGGCAATTACACGCCGAATATGTTTTTCGTTCGGGAAGCGGTTCACTTGTTAACCAGGCTTCCCGCTATGCCGGAAGGCGGCGACGACGCCGACGACGTTACTGAGATCACTGATCCGGTGAGCGGATTAGTTTTTCAGGTCGCGCTCTATAGGCAATATCGCCGAATCCGATATGAGCTCGGAATCGCTTGGGGGGTTAAGGTCGTCAAACCGGATTTTGTCGGCCTGCTATTGGGTTGAGTTGTGGGCGCAAATTTCAGGAAAGGGGGAAGCGAAGCTCGTCAAAAAAATACTCGATTGGTTCTCCTGCTATGCCGGCCGAGTTCCAGCGGCTCGGCCGGCGAAAAAATTCGAATGAAAGGGGAAGGAAATGGAAAAAGGCAAAGAGGAAAAAAGCAAGCGAATGTGTAAAGAGATCGAGGTCGCTCCCGATGAGGTCGAGGGTTACAAGGGCCAGGGATTCAAGCCGACGATCGTCAGAATGTATAAAGAGCTCGAGGTTCAACCGGAAGAATTCGACCAATACGAAAAAGACGGGTTTCAAACAGTCGGCGAACCGATCGAAGAACATGAGCATAAAGGCGAGCACAACAAGGAAGGCGAGAAGCACAAAGCGCCGCCGGCCAGGCGCTAAAAAAGCCGGCCAGGTCCTGCGCAACATTTTAACCGATCGAAAGGGGGCGACTTATGAATTATCCGGATCTCGTTTATTTGGGCGCGGCCGACACGAAAGGCTATCCGGCAAAAGTGGCTTGTTTGCCAACTGACGAATATCTAATGAATCCGGATCGCGATCCGGATAACGACGGAAAGCTCATCATTCCGATTTGGGTTTTTGCTTCGCCGGAAAATGGCGGCGGCTATCAAATGACATCGCACTGGCGAGATCCGACGCCGCAAGAAAAAAAGCGGTTTATGGGTGAGCTTTGATCTGTCTCGATCCTGGGAAGCTCCCAACCAAGAACGCCAGGATCAAGCCGGCGCGGGCCTCGAGGTTTTGTGAGGGCCTCGGGAAGTAAGGTCCTGGCGAGTCTCCCCGGCTCGCCAGGATTTGCGCCGGCCAGGTCGAGAGTGAATGTTCGATAGTGGTAAGAAAAAATGACAATCGATGAGTTACTTCGCCAGGTAATGCAAATGGTTCGAGATCAAGCCGGCAAGCTTCAAGCTTCGCCTGGCGATTTCTCGGATCAACCGGACGCTTACACGGACGCGGTTAACGGAGGCCTGGCGCTTTACTCTCAAGTGCGGCCGAGAACGCGAAGCGTCGCGGTTCCGACGAATTCGAATTATCGCGTCGATACGGCCGATCTCCAATTTTTCGATGAGAGTTTCGCGGCTCAAACTATGCGGATCGAATTTCCGATTATTCAATGGGGCGAACCGCAATGGCTGGATCGCGACGAATGGATTCTTTATCACGACGATAACGACGTTCTCTCGATTCGGTTTACGACACTCATTCCGCCGATCGGAACGCTCGTCAGAGTCCATTACAACTATCCGCATGTTTTACCTGACGGGCCGGATTGTACTTTTCCGGATAGCGACTCGCCGGCGGTCGTCTATCTCTCGGCCGCTCAAGCTCTGCAATACCTGGCGAACGAATTCGCGCAAGCGTCAGAGCATACGGTCGCGACGGCCGATATCGCTTTGTTTGTGAACAAGAGCGGAATCTATTCGTCGCGCGCGGCCGAGCTCCGGAAGCTCGGATTCGGTTATCTGAGGGCGGCCAGGATTCGGGCCGGCCAGGACGTTAGAACGGTCAGAGGTTGAAATGGCGAAAGTTAGCGCCGAATTCGAGCGGAACGATAATCTCGATCAGTACTCGACGATTTTCGATGAGGAATCCAGGGCCGCATTAACAGAGGCGTGTTTGAGAGAAAAGGCGGCCGTTCAAAGAAATGCGCCGCGATATAGCGGCGTGTTTGCCTCGAGCATTGATATTCAAGTCGGGCCGGAAGCTGGCATGATGCGCGGCGATGTTTTCTCGAACGACAGCGAGCAAAAGGTCGCGGTTATCGAGAGCGGGCGCCGGCCTGGCGGATCATTCCCGAATATCGGGACGCTCTCGAGTTGGGCGGAAGTGAGAGGGATTCCGGTTTTCCTGGCGGCCAGGGCGATCGCGGTCAAGGGAATCGCGCCGCGTCGAGTTTTCGGCCGATCGGCCGACGAGACAGAGGCGGCCGTCGATCAAATTCTGATGTCGGATTTACCGGACAGCATAATCGAGCGGTTATGAATCAGAGAGCGACGAAAACGACGAACGGCTCGGCGACGAGTTGGGACATATTTCAAGATCAACTCTCGGCGATGTCGTCGGCGCTCGAGGCCTCGCCACATTTGGATTTTGATTCGTCAGTCAATCATAACGGGCTCGAGGTCGTCGATCTGATTCCGGAAGTCGCGATACTCGGAAAGCTCGTCGGCGACATGGCGGTCGGCCGGTGTACGGTCGTGATTTATGTTCCAGGGTGTAACGCGACGGTCAGTAATGATCAGGTCGGGGCGAAGCTCGTCGAGCTCGCGGCGGCGGCGATTCCGAATGGAGTCATTCAAGATCACGTCGTAATCGCGACTGACGATAAAGAGTATGAGCTTTACTACAAGGATTCGACGAACCATTACAACGTTTGGTTTGTTCGGCGGGTCGGTTTCACGAATCAGCGGGGCGGCGGTATCGACGACGATCTCGTTTCACAAACTCACATTTACGAGTTTCGATATTTTCGAGCTCGAGAGGAATGAAAGGGGGGCCAAATGACAGAGGTCGATAAAACAAGCGCGAAGGTGAAGATCGAGCGCGTCGCCGGCGTCGATCCGATCACTCAAATAGCTTATATCAGTTCTGATCGGCCAGGCGGTTATTCGCAATGGCAGCCGGAACCAGGGAAAGACGCTTTCGAGGTTTCGGCCGAGCTCGCGGCGGCGGCCGTCGAATCAGGCGGATTCCGCGTTACTGAGGACAGTCGAGTCAAGCTCAAACCAAAAAAAGGGGGTGAATAGGCTATGGGCACACCAGCGTCGTATAAGTGGCTTATAGGATCGACGAAAACCGAAGGGAATTTCGGCGTCGCAATGGCGAGCGCCGATCTAACCGATTGGTACAAGATCAAGGAAGCTGATTTCTCTCAAATGGATACGACTTTCGAATCCGACGAGGATGAGATCAATGGTTACGTGGGCGGTACGCTTTACACGGTTCAAGAGCGCAAAGGAACGATGGCTCGAAAGGCGAAAGCGTCGATCGAGCTTATCACATGGGCTCTCGGCGAAATGCTCGGCAATGTGACGAGCTCCGGCGCGACTCCGAATTACACGCAAACAATAAAATGGCGGAACGTTTGCGCGGTCAATCCGCCGAGTTTTTCATTCGTCGAGGGTGAGGATTGCGTCGGCCAAACGGCGACGAATTGGCTCTATAAAGGCGTCGTTATCAATACGCTAACGCTCGAGTTCAACGGCAAAGGGCCTGGCGCTCTGACGCTCGCGCTCATGCATGACGGTTCTGAAACGGCTCAACCGTCGGTCGTTTTTCCGGTTCCAGCGGCGGCGTTCGCGGTCAACAAGCTTTTTGGATATCACCTTACGACCAAATTGGGGCCGCTCGGGACGGAAGATATAACGCCGTTACTCCGATCGTGGAAAATGACCATTAATTCCGGGATCGTCGAACCGCCGTCGATGGCGGCCGGCGTTTTGGTTTCAGAGTACCAGTATGGGCCGAAGAATCCGAAGATCGATATCGAGATCTCGCTCAAGGCGAACAAGGGTCATGCGATTTATGGTTACTACCAGGCGGCGGCGCCGACAGTCGTCAAACATATAAGCGCGCTCACGATCAATACGAATCGTTCGATCACGCTTACACAGAGCTCATGCATAGTCACGGCGATAGCGAAACCGTCAGGGAACGAGGTCAATCTCGACATCAAGGTCATGGAACAACACAACGCGATAGACGGCGGGCCTGGCGCTTTCGTCTGCAAAACCGGATTCGCGAATTTGCTACAAAACTCGCCGTAGGGGGGTCGAATGCAAGCCGCGAAGTTATTCATTACAGTCGAGGTCGGATTGACGCCGGAACCGGACATGCTCATCAAAGAGCGTTGCCGGCGATGGTCGCTCACGGCCGACGAGGTAAAAGATCCTGACGTTTACAACCGGAAAGCCGGCGAAGCTCTCATGTATTACCTGCAGATGGCGAATCCGGCGATCGCGAATTAATGTCGCTCTCAAGTGGCTCTGGCTTTAACCAGGGTTGGAGGTTTAGGGAAATGATCGAGATCGATAATGGCAGCAATGGCAATGGGTCGCGAAGCAAGATCGCGGCGTTACTACCAAAACAGATCGTAAAGGTCGAGCTCCTGACGCCGGAAAACGAATCGAGCGGGGTTTTCGTCGTCTATGGGCCGCTCGACGGCGAGACAAAGGTTCGATATGACCGATATCTCGAGGCGGGAATCGGCCGGCGCGGTTCGAAGCGAAGCGGTTTCGACGAGGCGATCTCGTACATTTTCAAACGGAAATGCCAGGAGATCGAGGGATTGACGGCCGATGATTGCGGCGGAATGGAACCGAAAGAATTTTTCCTCAGCGATCCGGATGGAATCATTCTCATGAAAACCGCGACGAACGAATATTTGAATCGGTCGCTTCCGAGCGCGGATCAATCAAAAAACTGAGTCGCGCGGCTCTCCTGATAATTGCTTCGCGCGATTCTCGAGATCCGTTTCTCGATCACGACGAGGATTGTAGCGGTCAGCAATGTTGGGATGATCAGGGGATGATTCCGCGCGACGAGCTCGTCGAGATCGAGTTTTTCGAGTGTCAAGCATGCGCCGACGAATGGCAATTATTGAGCGATGTCGTCGAGCATTGCGGCGATTTGTCTTTCTATCATCGGGCGATGAGCGGCTTTCAATTGGCCGAATTGTTCGAGCGGTACGGGTGGAGACCTGCGGAAGTCGAGGCCGAATCATTTCACGATCTGTTAATCGTCAGGGCCGAACAGGCTCGCTATGAAGTCCAGCAAATGAAGCAACAGCAAACGACGAAAGAGTAATGCAGGATAAGACGACAAAAATAACTTTGCTCGTCGACGGCAGTCAATCAAAAGCCGAAACGGCCGAAGTGAGCAAGGGGTTCGATGGAATCGCGAAGTCGGCTCAATCGAGCGCCGTCGTTACAACGGGGGCATTGAACCAGATCGAGGCGAGCGAGAGAGCTCTCGCGGCCAGTACAGAGCAACTATTGGCGATTCAAAATCAACTCGACGCGCAATCGGCCGAGCTCGCGAGCATGCAACAGCGACTCGCGGCGGCCGAAGAACAGGCGGCGGCGGCGGCGAGTCAAGCGGCGGCGGCTCAACAAACTCTCACGGTCGCGACGGCCGAAGGCAGCGCGGCGGCCGAGTTGAGCGCCGGCCAAATGGTACGGGTCGGCGTCGCGGTGTCGCGCCTGGCCGACGTTGCTATACCTGGCGGCCGAGCGATCGCGTTACTCGCGAATTCTTTCAGTCTCGCCGTGATTCCTCAACTGGCTCTGATCGCCGGCATGGCTCTATTGGTCGGATGGATCATTCAGAAAATACGGGCGACTCAGGATTTGATCGGCATTAACGAGGAAGCTCTCAAACAGGACGAGGCGAATCAGAGAAGCATGGAAGGTCAACAGAAATTGACGACTGATTTGCAAACTCTGATGTTGAGCTATAAGTCGGCGAAAGAAGCTGTCGCAAAGGCGACGGCCGAAGAAACGGAAGGCTATTACAAAGTTTTCAACGCCGGCCAGGAATGGAACAAGGTTCTACAAGCCGGCATTGCGAATACTTTCCAGGCTCAATTAGACGCCGAAATTCTGAAGAATCGATTTCACGATTTGAGTGAGGAACAACAGAAACTCACTCAGACTCGCCAAAAGGATGAGGTCGCGGTTAACAAAGTAGTCGACGCGATCCGGACATTCGGGCAAGAAACGAACAAGTCATCGGCGGAATTGCTAGCGGTGGCCAGGTCCTATGGAATCGCCGGAAAAGAGCTCGAGGATCTAACAAAGGAATTGACGGCGGCCGAGTATGCACAAAGGCGGTTCAATGCGGCCGTCGACGCGGCGAAAGCGCCGAGCGTCGATTATTCCAAAACTCGCGACGCGGTTCTCGCGTTACAACAGTCGGTTAAAGCCGGTTTCGACGAAACGGCGGCGGCCGGCATCAAGCGTTACGACGATCAGGTCAGGGCGAACGCGAGCTCGCTCGGAAAATTGAGTCAAGCGGTCAAGGATCACACGATCGCGATGAAAGATTTGGATTCTGAGACTCAACAGGCGCTCACTCGATACGATCAATTGACGACGAAGGTTCACTCGGCGGCCGGCGCGGTTCGAGCATATCAAAACGAATTAATCAATCTGCGGAAAGCGGCTCACGACGCCGAGATCGCGCTTCAAGCCGATACGTTCGCAAAGCGCGAGCAAGTAATCAAAGAGGATATTCAGGCTCAAAGGGACCATTTGGAAGTCAACAAACGCGATCGCGTGGCGGCGCTCAATTATTTGGCCGAAACCGAAACAGCTCAGATAGAGAAAGTCAATCAGGACAGGATCAAGGCCGATCAAATGGTCATGGTCGAGATCGCGCGTATCAACCTGGCGGCCGATACAAATGAGATCGATCAAAAACGAAAGCTGATGGAGATCGATATCGCTCTGAAAGAGCAAGCATTAAGAGAGCAATTCGGCGACACGGCTCGAACCGAAGAATTAATCGACATGTATAAGCGGGCCAAATATGCCGAGTTCGCCAGGTGGGAAACGGATCTCGAGAAAAAGACGATCGCGGCCAGGGAAGCGGCC